TGCGTCCAATAAATTTTGAGACATAAAATTACGGTTTCGAAAATACGACAAATCAAGCAGATATTCCTCGCCCATATTTTTTGCACGAATGTTGAGGTCATCTTTGCCATATACAAAAAGCTTCGTCGTGATATCTTCTGAATTTATCGTTTCAATAATGGATTTGATGTAAGATGAGTCCGATAAGAGGAAGCCCCTGAAAGTACCTAAACTGTCAATAGACTTTCCTGATATGGTTTTTTCAACCGTGTCAAATTCAAATATTATCCCAAAGCTTTCCTGAACCGTATCAAGTAAAAAACTAATGACTGAGGTACAGTCAATATCAAAATCCCTGAAAGTATCATTGATTTCAGCCGGAATATTTCCAATTGTCCATGACATAGCAAGTCTGGATACCGTGTTTAAAATCCCGCTTTCACGGAAGCTTTCAAATGTCGGAAACTCTTCACTTGGCGAATATGCCGCCAACTCCGCAGGTGCTCTATATAGCTTTTTACTGCCCGAATAATTTTTAATTAACTTTGTTGCTAACTGGTACTGTAAAGCAATACAGCTTACTTGCTTAATGTCCTTTTCATCACCTACATTTTCAATGTTATTAATCAGGAAATATTCCTGCTGATAAACTAATCCAGTGGTTTCTTCGTATAATTCGCAATAAATCAAGTAGTTGCTCTGGATTTTATCTATATTGATATTTCTCTTTCCGTCCAGCATAAAAGGCAAAGAAAAAGACAGTTTATTTAAACTGCCTAAACTGCCCGTATATTCAATGTTAAACGCTTCTTCCAAACAACATAATTCTTCGTATGTAGGTTTCTTTAAAATTAACCTATATTTCAAGGCTTTTTCGCTAAAATCTAGCAAATTATCTATAAGCAATAAATCATCACCGCCTTAAATCATCATAGGAAACTGTGACCGGCATTGCATAATGACGTTACCTTTTACAAGAACGCGGTTGATCCCGTAACCCATGGAAAAATATTGATGATTGGTTAAATTAGAAAGCCTTGTTTCGGATAGAGTGCTAATAATGCGCCCTGTCTCATTGGATATGTAGATTTTTTCCCCTACTTCAAGATCAGTTAGTTCAAATACTTTGCCTTGATTGCTGAGATTTTCAAGCCTCACGCTGTTTCCGCTTATAATTTCAAATTCAAGTTCAGGCTTGTACATGTCAAAAATATTGCTTCTGTTTTCCAGCAGGATCACCGTTCCACCGGCTGTATTGTCGCTTAGATCAAACTCGCTTATGGAAACGGGACTATAGGCAAATGGACTATCCGACTCATACTCAATTTCTAATATACCAAAATCATTACCATAATTTGTAAATACAGGCTGTGATACTGCCATGATCTTAAAAACCAATGGATAATCCGAACTTTCAAAATCCTTGTAAGTGTTGCTGATCAGCCATTTGCTTATAGCAACCCTTTGGTCATAAGTCCAGATATCTTCCTTGAAAAACTTCAAGCTACAAGTTAAGACTTCGTTGTTAAACCCATAATGGTAAACACGATACCGGTTTTTCGCCCTGTCTGTGACACTTTTCCTTGATAACCCAAACGGCTGATCAAGCGCGTATTCCGTCCTTATCAGCTTTAGACCAAAAAAATCATCTCCGCTTTGACCGTCAAATGTGAATTCACTTCCTAAAAACATTAATATACCCCTTTCAGGCTTACTCTAGTGTTGCCGCCTTTACTTTTAATCATATCCTGCAACTGCTTGACTCCATCTTTTACGGCTTTTTCAACTCTTGCAACATTGGATGAATCTATATTGCCTTGCACCGTTATCAAGCTTCCAAATGTTATATTGCTTGAAGGAGTGGCAGTATTATAAGTGTTATAGGTGTTATAAGTACCTGCTGCACTTTCCGTATTCAAAGTGTTTACGATACCGCTTATATGATCCATAACACTTGTTATTTTACCGACTTCACTTTCAAGCCCTAATGCCAAACCTTCTGTGGCATACGCCCCAAGCTTCTTCATTTCTTTTGACGGACTGTTGATATCCAAAGCGTCCGATATACCATCTTTTATCGTATCGGCTACATCCCTGATCATTTTCTTCAGATTTTTTAACATGCTTGCAATACCGTCTATCAACCCTTCAATCATGTTTGCGCCAAAATTCCACATCTGATCAGGAAGATTGCTGATCCAGTCCATAGCAGATTGTAAACCGTCCTTGATAGTGGTTACAATACCACTCACCTTTGATCTAATACTACTGGAAAGGCTTGTAAAAATGCTCACAACCCCATCTTTTAAAGATATAAACAGATTCTTTACTGCCAAAAGGCCGGAGGAAAACATATTTGAAAGATTGTTCATAATTTCCGTTCCAAACGAAATGATACCGTTCAGCGTTTCGGTGAAAAATTCACTTATATTTGTCCAGACTTCTATCCAAAAGTTCCTGAAATCTTCGTTTGTGTTCCAGAGGTAAATGAACGCCGCCACCAATGCCGCTATTGCAGCTATGACTATACCTATCGGGTTTGCCAGCATAACCAGATTTAACGCTTTAAATGCTGTTGATACGCCTGATATAATTAGCGCTAATGTTGTGCCTAATGAAATTAACGCAGATATACCGGTGCTTATTTTTCCAACCGCTATTAATAAGGGCGCTATCCCTGCCACAAGCAAACCCACAGTAGCAATAAATTTCAAAGTACCTTCATCAAGCCCTCTAAGCCATGACATAAAGCCTTTGACATTTTCCAATAATTCTTTTAGGAACGGCATAAGCATAGTACCAATTTCAACGCCTAATTGTGAGAAGGTTCCCTTTGCAGTTGCTTTTAATATATCAAGTTCATCATTAAAAGCGTTTGCACTGTCAAGGGCATCCTGACTTAAAATAAGCCCTGCCGCTTCCGCTTCCTCGCCCATCTGCTTCAGGCTGTCAGCACCGCCTAAAATCAAAGGGTTTAAATCCTGTGCCGATTTGCCGAATATTTGCATTGCTAAAGCGTCACGTTGAGTTTGATTCTCTATTTTTCCAAGTGCATCAATCGCATCGTTGAATACATCTTGGTTATTTCTAAGCTGCCCATTAGAGTCTAAGAAACTGACGCCCAATTCATCAAAGGCTTCTATAACATTCTTACTGCCGTTTTTAGCACCCTGCATATTTTTTGTCAGTTTTGCAAGTGAGCCAGTAAAGGTTTCTAAAGGAACATCTATTATATCTGAAGCATATTGAAATTTCTGTATTGCTTCCGTGGAAAGCCCCGTCTGTTTTGCAAGTGTGTTTATATCATCTGCCGCTTTTCCAGTGTTGACAGCCATAGCGGCCGCACCAGCAGCCACACCTGCAAGAGCGCCACTGACAGGCATTAATTTATTTCCGATATTAGAAGCCTTATTTCCAAAATTATCAAAACCATCTGCCAAGTCTTTCAAAGGCGATTTGCATTGTTTTAATTGAGTTTCAAACCCCTTTAAATTCTGTTCTGCCGCCTGGATTTCCCTCTGGAAAGCCCTGTACTGCTCTTCGCCAATATCTCCGCTTTTAAATTGTTGTTCAACCTGGCTCTGTGCTTCCTTTAACTGATTCAATTTATCAGAAGAGACTTGCACACTGTCAGCCAATAGTTTCTGTCGTTGTGCAAGCAACTCAGTGTTCTTCGGATCGAATTTTAATAACCGTTCAACCTGTTTTAATTCCGTCTGCAAATCCTTAGAACGGCTGTTTACTTCGCCTAAAGCTTTCTGCAAGCCGGTAGTATTGCCGCCTATTTCAACAGTGATACCCTTTATGCCTTTTACGGCCATATTTATCACCCCTTTGTATTCGAATTAAATAAAATAAAAAAGGGTAAAGAGCCAA